GGGAAAGGCAAAAGTTAAGGTCACTTCTTCTGGTAAGAAAGTCTCCTACGGACAGGCAGGCAAAGCTAAGGACGGAGGTTCCCGTGTAAGAGCGGGGACTTCCAAAGGCGACAGCTACTGTGCTAGAAGCCTAGGCATTAAGAAAGGCTTACCTAAGAAGAAACAGAATGACCCTAACACACCTAACAACTTATCACGTAAGCGTTGGAAATGCTCTGGCGCTAAGTCTAAGAGGAAGTAGTTATGATGAAGAAAGGAAGTTGTAAAACTAAATCAAAAGCACCTGCTAAACCTAAGCGTGGCGGACGTGCAGCTAAGAACAAAAAGAACAAGATGACAGTAGGTAGCTACAAATAAGTAAAATAAAGCTTGACTTTTGATTAAAAGTATGTTATAATACTACTATAGTATACTTTAATGTTTACTTATTTACTACTTGAGTATGCTCATAGATATACTCCTACTTATAACAAACTGTCCTTTAGAAGGAGAAACAGTTAAATGCTTGAAGAAACAAACAAAGAATTAGAACAATACTACGAAGAAATGCTTTCTATGTTCCGTACAGCAGGTTGGAAAACACTGACTGAGGACTTAGAAACAAATGCTAAAGGTATTGATTCAGTTGAAGCATCGAAGAATGAACAAGACCTCTTCTTTAGGAAGGGACAACTCTATGTCATTGCTACGTTGCTAAACCTAGAAGAGCAAGTCCGTAACGCATACGACGACTTGGGCACAGAGTAGTGCCTTTGTTCGACTTTAAATGTGAAGCAGGACATACTGAGGAACGATTCGTCAGTAGCGACACTAGAGAGGTAGTCTGCAACGAATGTGGACTATCGGCAGTAAAGCAGCTAAACTCTTTCGGGACTTGGACTGAGAAACACAACGGTGTCAATACCGATGCTTGGTGTAAGAAACGAGAGCAGAAACTGCAACAAGAACGCAAGGCAAATTCATAAGGTGTATGAACCCTCGCATAATATAAACCTCCATAATACTAAAAGGTACGGAGTTTAATAATGGCAGCAAACATTATAGAAGATGAGCGTCTAGACGACGACAAAGAACTTGACAACATCAATGACCTTCAAACGGAAGCTGAGGCAACCCCTGAGCCAACACCGGCTGAAGATGATGTCCCAGAGAAGTACAAAGGAAAGTCAACCGCTGAGATTGTAAGGATGCACCAAGAGGCTGAGAAGCTTTTAGGAAAGCAAAGCGGAGAAGTAGGGGAGTTACGTTCCGTAGTCGATAGTTATATACAGACACAACTCGATTCGACCACACCAACTAAGCAAGAAACTGACGACGAAGATATTGATTTCTTTTCCGACCCCGACAAGGCAGTCGAAAGAGCTATTTCTAATCACCCTTTAATTAAGAAGGCAGAGGAAACAACTCTAAACAACCAACGCACTACTGCGCTGACACAACTTAAAGCTCGTCATCCCGAGATGAATGAAATTGTACAGGACGGTAAGTTTGTTGATTGGATTAAATCCTCTAAGATTCGAACACAGCTCTTTGCTCAGGCAGACAGACAGTACGACTACGATGCCGCAGACGAACTCTTTACCAACTGGAAAGAACGTCAAGGTGTAGTAGCTCAAGCTGCTTCTACTGAGAAGGACACACGGAAAGCCGCTGTTAAATCCGCCTCAACAGGCACCGCTAGAGGAACTGGCGAACAGCGAGCGAAGAAAGTTTATCGACGCTCAGACATTATTAAGCTAATGAAAACCGACCCTGACAGGTATATGGCTTTGTCTGATGAAATCACACAAGCGTATGCCGAGAATAGGGTTAGGTAAAAACCTAAACTTTTTTTATAAGGAATACTATTATGCCAGCAGGCGCATATCCACAAGCAAACGCAATCGTAGACAACACCTCAGCAGCTTCGTTCATCCCTAAACTATGGAGTGACGAGATTCGCGCTGCATATGAGAAGAGCCTAGTTATCGCCCCTAAAGTCAAGAAACTCTCTATGACTGGCAAGAAAGGCGACACAGTAAACATCCCTGCTCCTATCCGTGGCGTTGCCGCAGAGAAAGCAGAAAACATTGCTGTTACCATCCAGAACAACGTAGAAGGTAACGTAGCAGTAGTCATCGACAAGCACTACGAGTACTCTCGTATGATTGAAGATATTACTGAGACTCAGGCTTTGTCTTCTCTACGTAAGTTCTACACCGATGACGCGGGTTACGCCCTAGCTCGTCAGATTGACACTGACATCATGGACTTGGGTAAGTCACTTGGTAATGGCAATGGCTCTTCTTGGGTCAACAGTGCTTCTTTCCAAGTAGCAGCAGGCGGTGGCTTGGAAGCATACGCAGCAGGCGGTGTTGACACAGCGTTTACTGACGAAGCTTTCCGTGCTTTAATTCAGAAGATGGATGACGCTGACGTTCCTATGGACGACCGTTGTTTCGTAATTCCACCTTCAGTACGTAACTCTATCATGGGACTTGAGCGTTATGTTTCTAGTGACTTCACTGGCGGACAGACTGTTCAAAACGGCCTCATCGGTAACCTGTACGGTATCGACGTAATGGTATCTACTAACGTAGCTACTCCAGAGTCAGGCGTTCGTGCTGCTCAGTTGATTCACAAGGACACTTACATCCTTGCGGAACAGCAGGGCATTCGTTCACAGACTCAGTACAAGCAGGAGTTCCTTGCGAACCTGTACACTGCTGATACTCTGTACGGTGTTAAGACTTTCCGTCCAGACGCAGGCTTCGTACTTAACGTAGCAGGCTAAGTAACAAACTGGGGGCATCCATAAGGGTGCCTCCTTTTACTTTCGGGCCATAGCGCCTTTCTATCTTTACATAGGAAAATTATTATGTCTACTTTGACAATTGATGCAAACGCAAAACCAATTCAAGTTCTCCGTCCTACCTCCACTTCTAAAATTGCCATCTCTGGCACTTCCAATGCTGCCAACAGTATAGCCACAGGCGTTCGTGTCGCCCGTATTGTCGCTACTGTTGGATGCTTCTATAAAATTGTTGGCCCTGCGGCTGTTACCGATGCTTATCTCCCTGCACATACTATTGAGTATATCCATGTGTATGGCGGAGAAAACATCGCTGTAATAACCGAAGGTGGCACAGGTTCCGCATACATTACCGATATGGTGTAAGCTATGTACGGATTAGGCGTAAACCAACTCGGTGCAACAAACTCAACAGATTTCAAACCTGTCTCTCTGTTCGCTTCTGGCGAGCAGGGTGCTTGGTATGACCCTTCCGATTTAACTACAGTGTTTCAAGTTGACGGCACTACTCCTACTGTTCCTTGGACTTCTGGCGAGATTATTGACGCTAACCGTGTAGGTAAGCTAGTAGATAAATCAGGTAACAATAATGATTCGGTTCAAACTACCTTGTCAAAATGTCCTGCCCTAAAGCTAGTAGGTGGTTTATATTTCCTAGAGTTTGACGGTATTGATGACGGCTTACGTTCAGCAGATATTGATTTTACTGGCACTACCACCATGTCTGTGTTCTCAGGTGCTAGGAAAGAAGCTGATGAAGTTGCTGTTGTTGCAGAACTATCAAACACTTTCGGTAGTAATGCAGGTACATTTAGGCTTGCCTCTATTAATGGCAATATCTGGAGATATTCATCCAAAGGAACTAGCGGTGTAAATGCTAGTGCCACAGGCTACACTCCTCCGGTTACAAGCGTTTTAACAGGACTTTACCACCATTAGAGTAGATGGAGTTCAGAAAGCTTCACTTACCACAGACCAAGGTACTGGTTCGTTCGGAGATTATCCTCTTAATGTCGGAGCAAGAAATAACGGAACACTCTTACATTTAGACGGTAGAGTTTACGGACTTATTGTACGAGGGGTTTTGTCTAACGCAAGTGAAATTGCATCTACCGAAGCATATATTGCAGGTAAAACTGGAGTGTCTATCTAATGAGTGTATTTGCAACTATAGTTATAGCCAACAAAAATCAAGCTGCTGCTCAAGCTCTTACATCTTTAGATATGTTTACATCTGAGTTTAAAGGGGGTTTTAGAAAATATTGGGTAAGCTCTGGTAACTTTCCTCAGGACTACTATGACGCTTTGGCTGATAGTGGTTTAGTATACGATGTCTTTACAGACAGTACAGTAAAGCCTAAAGAAAGTCTAGCGTCCTTAGGGATTACTAAGGTTATCACTGAGGAATAACAATGCCTACTAATCTAATTACAAAACACAGTACCGCTGCTAATACACTCCCTACCGCAGGTAATTTAGCGACAGGGGAATTAGCTGTAAACGTAACTGACAAGACTTTATTTACTAAGAATAACTCTAACGAAATTATTAAACTAAACTCCACGCCTCCTATTGCTTCCGTTTCTTCTATGGTTGCAGACCTTAGTTTACAAGTGGGTGAGTACGTAAGTACAGAAGGTTACTACGGTGCAGGGGTAGGAGCCGCTGACTATAAGATAGTAGCAGCCGGTAACTACCCTTCAACTCCTGATGAGAAAGGCGCTGCGTTTACACTAGCTAATGGAAACATAGCAGTACTCAAGCACGATGGTATTGTAACAGACTTGCAGTTTGGTATTAAGCGTGACGCTGCTTTTGCAAACAGCGGACTTGTTCAGACTGACGGTACGGATAACGGAGCTAACCTTGTCGCCTTACTAGCGGCAGCTAAGGAACAGAAGTTTCAGGTATTGTTTACTGACGGTATTGCTACAACAAACACTCCGTTGGTAATGGATAAGACTCTCTTCTCTATCCACGGTACAGGCAAGCTAATGTCGTTCCTTAACATTGGTGCAACATTCCCTGTAGGTAGTAGCCTTTTGACTGTTACTGACTGTGGCAGAACTGACGGTGGTACTTACTTTGAGAAGCCTTTCTTTACAGGTAATGAGAAAGCAGTAGAGCTTGTAGGGTTTACTCTTCTCGGCAGAAACCGTACTGTTAGAGCGAACGGACTTTCCTTTACTGGCTTGAACGACGACATGATTATTGACGTTGAGTGTCGAGACTTCTTAGGCATAGGTATGTCTTTGGGTAACGCTAACGTTACTAAAATAAACGCAGGCTCTTGGATAACAGGAACTGAGTACAAGATTGCTTTCCTTGGCACTGCAACAGGTGATGACGAGGACGAGAAGGAAGCAGCTATTCAGGCACGATGGAATACTTACCTCAGCACTACAGGCGTTACTTACAAGATTGGTTCGACCTTTACTGCTGTAGATAACGGTGCAAGCATGACAGGCGCTGTTGCGGCAGTAGGTTATACTTCTGATACTGTCCGTGAGAGTACGTTTGAGAACATTCAGATAAAGAACTGTGGCAACCGTAACTTGATTAGCGGTGTACAGTATGACGATGCCGCTATGGAGATAGGTAGTAATGGTTCTAACCAAGGTGACAACAACATCTGGTTCCCTCTATTACGTATTATCTACCCTCGTGGTAAAGCCTTGAAGGTTATCCCTAACGTATCCAACAGAGCGCGTAAGATTCGCATAGGCCACTTGTTCCTTCACGCTAACACTCAGCTACCTACAAGTAATGACCCTAACGG